ATCGGCATCGCTCAAATTGGCATCGCTTAAATCGGCACCTCTCAAATTGGCATCGCTCAAATTGGCATCGCTCAAATCGGCATCGCTCAAATTGGCATCGCTTAAATCGGCATCGCTCAAATCGGCATCGCTCAAATCGGCATCGCTCAAATTGGCATCGCTTAAATCGGCACCTCTCAAATTGGCATCGCTCAAATCGGCATCGCTCAAATCGGCACCTCTTTTAATAGCTTCTAATAAGGTTTCTAACAGAGTGTTGTTTTCTTTTGAATATTCAAAAAGAATTTTGCCAGTCCACCTGTTTTTGATTTCAATTTTTATCATTGTTGTTAACTTTTAAAATTTCTTATTTCATTTTCATCTTCTTTCAATTCTTTTTTCGCAGTTAAAGCCAGTATTGCAGCTATCACGAACGATATTATGCAGGCGGAAAAGAGAATTATTATTGTTGTTTTCATTGAGCAGTTTTAATTGTTGTTTTAAAAATTTTTCGTGTGGTTCAGAGGTCGGTTTTTCAAGTAGTTTGGAATAATGTTCTATCTGGAATTTCTTAAGGTCGGATGGCGTAATTACGTGCATAATTTATCTTTTTACTATCCACGAATTATGATCTGTTACACCATCAACCCTTAATACTTCCCCTTCCCAACTTATACAGAAGTTTCCGTAAGAATCAACAAAAGGAACAGCGTATTTAAAAGAAATGTATCTCATACTAATTGTCTTTGAAGTGTAGGAACCTGTTCTATCTCTCTTTCAATTTCTTTCAGGCGTTCCATGTTTTTATCACATTCACCCCGCATCTTTTCTATTGTGAATTGAATTCTGTTGGCTTCGTGATTATGAAATCTGAAATCTTTCATTAATCTATCCATTGTTTCTTTTTGAAACTTAATAGCCTTTTCTAAAATAGCGCGGTCTGATAGTAAGGTGTCCATTTAATGAATTTTATGGTTAATGTTTCTTGACTTGCCGGAAATTCTTAATCTCCTTTTTCTCTTCGCGTACTTTAATTCTTTTATTTTGCCTATTTTCATCTTTAATAATTTACTTCTTCATAATTTTCTCTTTCTGCCATTTCTTCGGCATAAACTTCGTTCCAGTCAATCTGATCGATAATGTTATTAAAGGGAACATTCTCGAACTGTTCGGTCAGGTCTGTTACTACTCTGTCTCTTTCGGAGTAAGATGAAGCTCTTTCGAGAGAATAATTCCCGTCTTTTGGGTCGTAATAAACAGTGATTGAAATGGAGGTTGAACGCCCCAAATCGTGAGAGAGTGATTCAAATGTTTTTGTGAGTGTCATTTTTTAGTCTGGTTAATCGTCTGCGTTCTAATACCTTTTCTAAATCTGTTTTAGGTTTTATCCTGGTCTTAATCATAAGGAGATCATCAGTTTCTTTCACCAACAACTTAGCCATTGCATTGATAGACCGTAACTTGTTTTGTTGTTGTTGTTCTGTCATAATGAGTTTTCGTTGTAATATTTTCTTAATGAAGAAATAACACTTTCAACACCCTTTTTTTGAATAAGAACTCTTTTAATTGTTTGAGGAGCAACGCCGGTCTTTCTGTAACAGTCTTTTTTATATCCAAATAAAGAAAATAGATTATTCCAATTTTTTATTTCACCTTTATCTACTAATTCCATTTTCCTATTTCTTACTTTCGTACTTTTTATGTTATTTTTGATTTTCATTTATGTGTTTTTTGAATTGCTTTTGTAAAAGTACAAAATAAATTCAATTAACCAAATTTTTTTTGTAATTATTCAAAAATAATTTTTTAAAAACATATGGGCAACCTACCAAACTCAATAGGAGAAAGGCTTTCAGAGGTTTTAAATAAATTAAAAAATTTAAAAAAAATTTCGGGAGATAGGGATATTTCAGAACAATTAGGATATAAATCTGCCAGCTCTATTACAGAGATGAAGAAAAACAGGGCAGCGCCGACCACTGAATTATTAAACCTGCTTTCAGGCAATTACGGAGTTTCTACCGATTACATATTAGAAGGTGTCGGGGATATGTTCAATAACCCCGGAGTTACAATAGAAGATTACGAATCAAAGACGATCGCAATGATTATAAAGATGGACGCTAAAACGGATGTTATATTATCTGCTTTAGCTGAAATCCTGGCTAAACAGAATGGGCAACTCGCAAAGACGACTTCTGATAATTTGTTAGCGTTGGTAAACTCTTTAATTCAAGATAAGACAAAGGAATTACAACTGACTTAGATTTTTTCTTTTTCGGCATCACAATAAGTTTTAAAGCAAGGTACGCAATTTACTAATAACATTAGCAATTTTTTGATAAATATTTTAGTTTTTAATTGGGAAATAAAGGCGCGGGACAGATGAAAGACAGGCAACTGGTATCGCCCTCACTCCAAAAGCCTACGCCTTAGCGTTCGTCTTCGGGAGTGATTTAAAAATTACCAGTTTTTGTCTTTTCCGAAAAACGCAATTAGTTTCTCGGATGCAAAGTAAAAAAGTTTTACAACAAAAAATCAAATGAAAAAAAGAAATATAAGAGAGGATTTAGGCGCTAACAAAAACGCTAACAAAATCCATCAAAAATGAGTAAAAAACAGGGAAGCGAAAAAATAAAACTATTGAAAATCAATCACTTAATAAAAGTAAAGGGCACTACCTGACGCTTCCCAAGCTGTAGGTAGCGGGTTCGAGTCCCGTCTTCCGCTCTTCTGAAAGTCAATAGGGATAAGGCTTTCAAGAATTTAAGAAAAATAAAAAAGATAAAAATTTGCAAACGCTAACAAAAAGACTAACAAAATGCAGGAACTAATCAATCATTGCAGGATCGGGAAATTTTCAGTTCATCCCGAAAATTGGGAATCTCCATCAGCAAAAGTTAATATCAAGTGGTACATTACTTATTGGTTTTACGATGATAATCTGAAACAAAAAAAACAGGTCTCCATCAAAGGAATGAACCACCTGGAAACTTTGAAAGAAAAACAATCGTACACCCGAAAATTAATTAAGGATGAACTGGAATCTTTAAAGGAAGGGTACAATCCCATCGCTAAAAGTTTTCAGGAAGAAACGGAGATCACAGAATACACCGGACTTTTAAGTGCCCTGAACTACGCACTGAAAAACGCAGAAATGGAGCATAGGACAAAAGTAGATGTTACCAACTCGTTTAAGTACATCATTATCTCAATTAAGGAACTTCACTTCGATCGGCTTGCTATCTCGGACGTAAAAAGAAAGCACATCAAACTAATCCTCGAAGGTTGTGGTAAAATAAAAACGTACACGAATAAAAAAGGAGAGACTAAAAATAAAAAGTGGGGCGCTTATCAGTTTAATCGATATAGGACGTATCTCTCTTTGTTATTTAAACAACTCGTGCAGTTGGACGTAATCGATGTGAACCCCGTGAGGGAAATAGAGAAGAAGCCACAACTAAAAAGGATCCGTGAGACCACCACGCCCAAGCAAAGAACCGAACTAAAAGAGTTCACTAAAAAAGAGTTGTACACTTTTTACAGATTTATTCAGATTTTCTACCATTCCGGCTCCAGGATTACCGAACTCTTAAAGGTCAAAAAAGAAGACATTTATTTGTACGACCAAAAATTTAAAATTGTAGTCAAAAAGGGAAAGAAATTTGAAGAAGTTTTACGAACCATTAAAACGATAGCTTTACCATTCTGGGAACAAATCTATAACGAAGCAGAAAAAGGGCAGTATATTTTTGGATTAAATTTAAGTCCTCAATTCCGAGATAAACCTCTAAGTGCGGAAGCGCCGTCTAAAAGATGGAAACGACACATGAAAGATAAATTAGGAATTACGGCAGATCTGTATTCTTTAAAACACTCTAATTTAGATGAAATCGCAGCTTATTACAGCAGGACGAAAGAAGGAATTAAGGAAGCGCAGGAAGCAGCCGGACATTCAACCCCTGTTATTACTCTTCGTTACCTTCCTGGACAAGAAGAAAGGAATCACAGGGAATTAAAAGATGTAGCAAATGAACTTTAATCCTCAATCTCACTTATTAAGACTTCAGTGGCGCAGAATTGAGCAGCAACAGAAGCGGCGTTCTCAATAGCACAACGTATGACTTTGGCCGCGTCGATAACGCCCTGTTCAATTAAGTTTCCAAACTGGCCGGTAAAAGCGTTATATCCGTAGTCGTCTTTTCCTTCGATTACTTTCGTTAGGATGTCGTTAGCTTCTTCGTTGTTGGCGAGAATCTGAAGGAACGGTTTATAGAGGGCTTTAAATACGATGTTATCTTCTTTAAAGGTTTCAGCACAACGAATAAAACCTACGCCGCCTCCGGGAAGAAATCCCTCTTCGATGGCTGAACGGGTTGCTAAAATCGCGTCTTCTGCGAGGTCTTTTTTATCGCCCTTTTCGATTTCAGTCGGAGCACCGATATAAAGAACTGCTACACCACGCCCTATGCTGCCGGCTCTTTTTCTTAGGTACTCTTTTTCGTAGTCGCTGGGGGCTTCACTTATCATTTCTTTGATCTGCTTTTGACGTTCTTCGACCTTGTCTGGGTTGCCTTGTCCGTTAACTATCACACAGGAATCCTGTTTTACGATTACTTTACTGGCCGTGCCTAAGAACTCCGGTTTAAAGTTTTGTTTATCAAGGGCGGTTCCCTGGTCTTCACTGATCACCTGCCCTCCGGTGAATATCGCGATGTCCTGCATTACTTCCAGTCGTTTCATGCCCTGTTCGGGAGCTTGGATGACGCAAACATTCATCCCGACCTTTAGTTTATTGTAGATGAGGGTTCCGAGAGCTTCCGCTTCGCAGGAGGCCGCGATAATTAGAAGGGATTGAGGATTAGAGGGATCGCGAACGGTATATTTTAGAACTTCCATTAAGTCCACGACTTTAGATATTTTCTTATCGTAGAGGAGGATAAGCGGATCGATTAACACACATTCACTTTTTACTTCGTCTGTCTTAAAATAAGGGCTTACCCAACCTCTGCGAAGATGATAACCTCCCAAAATATCAATATACGACCTGTCAGATTTGGAATCTTCCAGCGTAATAACGCCGGTTTCGCCAATCTCCTTAAAAGCGTCCGCGATAAGATTTCCTATTTCGGAATTATTATTAGCTGATATAGTGGCTATTGCTCGCACTTTTTCGGTATCTCCCGCAATAGGGATAGCGTTAGTTTTGATCCAGTCTGTGCATTTTAGGGTAGCTTGTTCGATTTCTTTTCTTAGCTCTACTGAACTTCTCCCGGCGTTCAGAGCTTCGTGGGCATCATTACACATGGATTGAGTGAGAATAGTAGTAGAAGTGGTGCTATCACCCGCTTCGTCGGCTGTCTTTTGGGCAGCCTGGCGAATGATTTTTACACCCGCGTTGTGTAGTTGATTATCCGGTCTTACTTCGTTGAGGGCTGAAACGCCGTCTTTGGTTGATCTTACGCCCCCATGTATTACGTGGGAGATAACATTTTTCCCTCTTGGGCCAAGAGTTACTCTCACAACGTTAGCGGCTAAGTTAATTCCGGTTAGCAATTCTTCCCTTGCTTCCTTTGCGAAAATGATTTTTTGCTTCATTTCACAAAGTAACAACGGTTAGATTTTCAGGAAAAAACTTTATAGTTATAGAAAAAAATCACCCCTTTTTGGAGTGATTTACAAGTTTAAAATACTCTTCGCCTGAAATTTTGTTCCTTACAAAGAGTGAAATCGGATTGCCTTTAGCGGCATTTTTTCTTTTGGAGCGGCCATATTTTCTTTGACCTTTACCTCCGGCTTTAATTTTAGCCATAACTAACTTAGTACCTGTTTTGTCAGGTTACCTCGTTAGTCCGTTTTCTTTTTTCATTTTAAATGAATTTTTAAGTGGCTTCAAAGATACTAAACCTACTCCAATTCAATTTTTACTTTTTTGTTTAACGAATCTGCAAGTCTTTCTAAAGTGGAAAGAGTTAGATTTACTTTCCCCTGTTCGATATTAGAAATGTACTTTCGCTCGACTTCGGAAAGGTCGCTAAGTTGCTTTTGGCTCATTTCCTTTTCCTGTCGTATCTTCTTTATTTTCTGTCCTACTTTCTTTTGAAGTTTCATAAATGTGTAGTTTTTGTTTGTTTACTGCGATAACTCCAAATTGTTTCGCAAGCCAACTTATTGGCATAGGCATTTGATTCTGCTATATCTTTCCAACCTTGAATTTCTTTTTTTAATAAAAATATCGCGGGCTCAAATATTTCAGGGATTTTTTCACAATCACCACTATCAAATTTTTGTAGTTCTGTTTCTTCTCCTTCGTACCAAACATGCCCTTCATCATTACCCATGCACTCGTAAATTTTATTTGTTGGCAGATGAACAAAAAGGTTTTTTGAATTAATTTTCATTTTATATATTTTAAAGAACAGTTATAAAGTAGTTTTTTAGTTTCTTTACCCCTCGTTGCCTAATATCATAAAACCTTGTTATCTCAATAGGTTCTTTTGTTTCTGTTATTTTTGATAACGCAGGGCAATAACCCTGGGGAATACCAGGCAAAAAGCCGAGTACTTTATTTTCGTCTTTGTGGTCTAATTTGTTTTTTACTTTTACTTTTTTGTAGCCAGTAAATTTATTTTCATAATCAAATGCTGGAACTAATAATGTTTTCATTTTTGTTTAATTTATAGTTTAAAATAATAATTCCAATTCTTGTTTTAGATAATATATCTTTTATAATACCCTTTATTGTTGGCAATCTTTTCATCTAAAAACCAGTAGCTCATTTGGTCGTACAAATGCTGTAAATCTCTTTCCCAATCTTGCCCGTTTACTCTTATTTTATTTCCTCCCAAAGTTCCGGCAAATACAATAAGAATAGAATAATTTTCTACCTGTGAATATATGAGAGGTTTAAATTCGTTCTTATAGTTAGTTATCGCGTAGGGATCGGGTTTTAATTTAATGATACGCCCTAACTCGTAAGGGTCTTTCGTGTGGAGAATAAAACCGCTACCCATCGACGGGTCGGACTGGTTAGGCGCAATAAATACAAAGGTTGGTAGCTTCATGGTTGAACGGTTGCGGTGGTGGTTGTGTAATACATTTTTTTTGTTTGTTTTACTGTTAAATTAACCTTAAAGGCCTAAAATCTCCTTTATGTGCCATTCGCAACTTTCATAAACACTTCTCAGGTATTTGTTAGATTCTTCGTCTTTGCAATTAATAATTTCAGTTGCTATTTTTTTACGGTATTCAATCAGTTGAGCAATGTTTCTGAATAGAATTTCATTCGCTTCTAATACGGCCGCTTTTTATAAATTTCCTTTGCCGGATTGCTCCGGCGTTGGTGCGATTAAATTTCTCCGTTATCTAATTTTTCTATTTCTTGATAAGTTAAACCTGCGTCTAAAAGAATCTCATTCAAAGTTCTGCCGGTTCTGTCAGTGAAGAGAAAAGCGAAGAAGGCAATTCTTTGATCTTCATTAGTGCATATTTCTTGTATTTCATCAGAAAGGTTTTTGGGAATCCCGCATCTTTCTAAAGAGGTTTTATTTTCGATTGCATTAATTACGCATTCCCTGTAATTATGTTTATCTGAATGATTCCCAGTAACATCGTACATATGCAAGTAGCATTCAGTTGCAACTTTCTTTATTCTGTTTACAATTTCTTTTTGCATTTTAATATTTTTTAAGGTTTATAAATTCCTTACCCCTTTCGGGGCGTTGGTGCGATTAAAAAGAATTAATATTCAAGATGTATGATCCGTGATGTATGATCTATTTTCTTTAACCTGTTGCCATATCTGTCTTTTACTTCTTCTTCAATATCATTAAAGAAATTCGAATCGTTTCTGCCTTCAAAAATTTCTTCTTTTTGAAAGTGCTTACCGTCAATAATGAAAGAATAACCTCTTTCTGCTGTTTTGTTTGATACTTTTGTGCTCATTGTAATAAATTTTAGATTGTTAAATAATTCCTTAACGGTTCGATTAAAAATTACTATCTTGCTTTTAAATCAGGAATATTGCCGGTTTTATCCGGCTTTATTCCATTGTGATTTGCTGTCAAGTGCACCCGTCTAATTGGCGGGTGTTTCGTTAATACTCCATGTCTTTTTATAAGAAGAATTATATCTCATTGCCTTTTTTGCTTTTTCAATACATTCTTTTTTTGTTGCACCAGTATAAGAATAAGAATTGTTACTTTCTGTAACTCTTAATATTTTTCCGGTTCTTGGTGCAAGAACCTTGTTTAAAAACCTTACTGTTAATGTTATTTCTTTTTCCATGATTTTATTTTTTAAATTGTGATTAATTAGTAACCGGCTGCGCTGTGGCTTCTTATGCTTGCCGGTTGGTGGGTTAAATTTCTTCTTTAATTTCGTAAAAATCAGGTTCATAAATTCCTTCTTTTTTGTCGCTCTCTTCAAACTCTTTTAGAATCCTTTCGGCATCTTCAAAAGTTAATCCGGTTTCAATTACGTTTCCGGCTTCGCGATCTTGAATTTTGTAAGTTTTGTTTTCCTGTTTCATAATTGTTTTTTTTAGTTTTTATAATATGGTTAGTTCTTCAAACCAAAAGCCATCATGTCCGCTGCCGTCGCTAAACTTAACGATATGAAGCGGGCAATCTTCATAGTTTCCTGTTTCTCCGTTGGCGTTCAGTTCTATTACTTCACCTGTTTTTCCTATTTGTTCAGGTAAACAGGTTTCATCAATAGCTTTAATTACTTTTACTTTTGTTCCCACAGGGTAAATTGTTTCTTCTTGATAAATTTTCATGATTTTAGTTTTTATAAATTTTATTTTGGTAGTTGATCTAAATACAATCTTTCTTTTCGAATAGTCTTTAAATTCAGGCGGCCAAATTTCATTTTTTCTTCTGGTGTGAGTTTTTTAATCTCATTTAGTTTTAGCCGTGCCTGTATTGCCTCATAACCAAAACCACGTGACAGTGATTTAAATAAAGTTTCTTGTGATTCTACCCACTTCAAAACTTCCTGATCTGTGTAATGTTTCATAATTTTAGTTTTCTATTAATTCGTCAATAATAGTTTTAGCAGCTTTCATGGTTTTAAACATGGTTCCTAAAGTCCAGTAAAAACCATGCTGAAAAACTATTGTATGACCTTTGTAAATTTCTGTTTTCATTGCTTTAAATTTTGCTTCCCTGTTTAATGGGTGGTTAATTTAATACCTATCATTCTTTCAGTTGCCCAAATTGCATTGGTTGTTAATTTCCTTTGCCATGCGCTATTTGAGGGCGACCAATTAAAAGAATTTAATCCTTTTGCTTTCCAGGCGGTTAATTCTTCGCGTGTTGGTCTGTTGGTAAAAAATATCTGAATCCGGTCTATTTCGTAATTTATCACAATTTCGCCACCATCAAAAGTAAAAGTTTTATTTTCTTTATTTTCCTGGTCTCTTTTTGTTTCTTCTGCCGACTCTGCTACTTCCAATAAAGAAAAAATACTATTCTTTTCTGTTATTATCGGTTTTCCGGTGCTGTTGATCTGGCGGATAAGTTCTAAAGACTTTTTAACGTGTTCGGTTTGTCCGTTTTTTGCCATTCTGGTAATAAATCCGGTTAATGAACTAACGAATAAGGGGCGCGCAAGTCCTCTTTCTGTTCCGTTGTCAATAGCTGCAATTATTCCGGCTGTCCTTAATATTTCCTTTTCAATACTTTGCCATCTTTCTTTTTCTTTTTCTTCTTCTGGCCTATCTCTTTCAATTTGCTTTTTAATGCCGGTTAATGCTTTTTCTCTAAAATCATTAAATCTTTCGTAAGCGTTATGCTCCCAATTATTATATTTTTGCATCCTCCTAACCGGAAAATTTGAGCCTCCGGTTATCATTGTGGACATTATGCGACTTCTGGAAGATAACCACGCGGAAAAATGATTAATAAATCTTTGTTTGTACTGTTCTTTTACCTCTGCTGTTGCTTGGTCGATCTGGTTTAAATCGTCCTGCAAAAGCTCCTCATAATCTTTTAGGGTTTGGGTTGCTCTTTTTTCAGGATCAAAAGAAGTTCCGCGATATGCGTTGTAAGCTGATTGATACAAATGTTCTAACATGGTTTTTATTTTAAAAGTTATGAATTGAAAAATTTTTGTTACATAAGCAGCCGTAATATTTACCGCTTCTTTCTCCAAATGTGTAAAACATATCATCAATAACACATTCACCCATTTGAAAAGTATTATTTTTTAGCCATATAGGCGGCAAGACTTCCAAAGCATAATAATAAAGTCTTTCAGTTACCGGAACAAATAAACCCTCTTTTATTACTGCTTGTTTCAGTTCTTCAAAGTCGTTTATTTCCGGCTGTTCAATTAGCTTTAATTCATCAGCTAAATATAAAGCTCCAGCAACGTTATAAAGTTTCTTGCCGTCTTGCTCTGTTATTGCTGTAATAACTCCGGCTTGATATTCTCCGGCTTTATTATAAGCCACTTTTAAACCTTTAAAAAGGTCGTTATCTGTTGTTTTTTTGAATAATAAAACTTTCATCTTTTGAATTTTAAAGGTTTAGAAAAATCTCCAATCGAGGTTTGACGGAGTTTCAAAGGTGAAAAACTGGCGAATTGCTTTGCGTGTTGGAGCGATTAAAATAAATGCAGTTACTACAAATGAGTAACACATTAAAAGAACGGAGAAAGTGGTAATTATTGTTTTCATGATTTATTTTGCGCCTGTTGCGTTCTGCGCCTGAACTTTGTTTAAAATTATTTAGTTAACCAATCAATATATTTTTTTGCTTCTTCTGTGGTGTTTGCAAGGTCTAAGAATTTCCTTTTACCGTTCATTTTGCTATCATCTAAGGCAACGATAAATAAATGGTCTTCGCCGTCCTCTACCTTGTTCACAGCGATTACATTATCCCAATTATAAATATTATGGTTTTTGTAAACTTCAATTAAACTTAAATTTTCCATGACTGTATATTTTAAAAATGAAATTGATCGTTATTATTATTTAAATGCTGTTTGTGTGCTATGCTTATAAGAGCAAGAAGAGAAAAGAAAAGTGATATTATTATTGCTGTGATCATAGGTTAATAATTAAATGATTGAGTGAATCGAATTACAACTTGATTTTGTTTATATGTAAAACTCATATTTTGTCCACAAAAACAACCACAACAATCATATTCATGGCCGCAATTATAATAAGGGCGATAAGTGTATCGGCGGCAAAAACTTTCTATAATTTTATACCTTCTTTTTGTCATTCTGCCGGAAAATATTCTTTCATAAATTCTGTAATCCATTTCACTTTCTTCTGTCGAATAAAACTTTTGAGTTTTCAATATCATATCTTCTTTTGAAAAATTTTCTAAAGTCATGGCGATTGTTTTAATAATGAAAAAATAGCGGCTGCATAAATAACGAATTTAGTAAGGTCTTGAACCTTTGCAGCCTGTTTAAATAAAAAGTTTGTTTATAGTCTTAAACTTATATAAATGACTTTTACCGTTTAATTTGTACGCAGTTACTTCGCTTGTTAGCGTTTACCTGCTTCTTTTACGTTTTCAGCGATTTCTCCCGCTTACTTGTAAGGTCAAAATGTAAAACCTTGTGTGACCTATCTACAAACCGCCGCCGGAATTACTGTAGATATTGAGCCTGTACCATGCCCGTCAACCGGAATAAAAGGGAGATAATAAGAGGAAAAAATGAGAACCTAATTTTTGCGCTCTTGATTGGTGCGCTCCCGATTACAAGAACAAAGATAATGGGTTTTATAACACCCACAATCAAAGTATTATAGCTTTCACAAAACTTTAACGTTTTGCTAAACGCTTACGTTGAAATTGCTAAAAAATAGGGGATAATACTAAATAAATTAGCGAATATTAAAGAGTTTTCGGACGTTTAACGGATATTTTTGGAACGTCCGATTTTCTCATTTTATAGGTGCATTCTTTTAGTTGTCGTTCAATATCCGTAAGCGCCTGGAGACCGGCAGGAGTGATGCGAATAGCTGTATTATGTTTTGAAATGTAGCCGGCAGAGATTAATTGATTGAATGATGTATTTATGTCGGTTGAATTAGTTGTGTGATTATTCAGGCGCATAATAAAAAGAATAGCCAAATAATTGCAGCCTCTCTTTTTACTTACAATGTGCCTGATCGCAGTTAATATGTATATATTAAATGAATTGTTTAGCGGTGCAGCCTGTCTTCTTATTGTAGAACGGAATAAAAATGCTTTATCCAATTCTTGCATATTTAGGCTTTAACTTTATTATGTTAAGGATGATAGGGTAATTCCAATTTTACACCTACATAAAGTAAATTTTTCACGGCTTAATTCTTTCATTCTCAATCAGTTATAAGGCTAACCTCAAATTCACTTTATTTAAAATATGATAGTGTTAAATCGTGTCCTATAATTTTTGTTATGTTAAGTAGAGTGTTTTCTATGCTGATTTTCAACCATTTGCCTTTTATAATTCACTTTCCAGGCAAACCTATTACTCAACCCCTCCCCCACTCCACCGTTTATTTTAATTATTTGCTTTCCCATATCGCTATTTATACGTGAAAGATCATTTCCTTTGCCCTTTACTCCTCAATTTCAATCTGAAAACTCGCACCTACCCCCTTCGATTTGCGCATTTCCCCTTTTAGTTGCCACCCCCTCTTTTGTAGTAATTACCCCATTCTATCATCCACACAGAAAATATTAGATAATTACCTTCCTAATTACAAACTATTGCTTTACGTTTTATTAGTAAGTCAACTGCTTGCTGGGCTGTGAGACTATCATTAATAATACTTAGGCATTCATCAATATCAACTTGATAGCTTTTGCCTTTTCTAAGTTTAAGTTCATTAAGAATATCATTTAATGTTATTCTCATACTGATTTTGTTATTACTAAACTGATCCAGAAGAATCTATAAAAGGTACTCTTTAATGTTTTATTTCCATTGGAGCATCCTGTTATATATTTCCCTAAGGGCTGATCGGTATTATTCCAACGTAATCTAATCCGCATTACTAAAACTTTTGACAAATATAGTAAAATATTTAGCAAATAACATTAGATTTGTTGGTGAATTATTTTATGAGAAATACTGCTGAAAATAGAAGTCTAATAATATTAAGAAAGGAATGAAGATAACTAATTGATTATCAATAGCAGGTATGGACAAATTTGTCCTTTGTAGTCCACAATTATGGAAAATAAGCCCATTTTAGAGTTTTTGAGTAGCCCTTTCAAAGTTATGGAAGGGAAGGTAAAGGAGATATTTGTTGAAAAGAAAAGTGCTCCTTTTGAAATGGCTGATGTTAAGACCGGAGAGGTGAATTTCTTTCAGAAGATAACAAAAGTGAGTAAAGCTACTATTGACACGTCAAATTATGCAAAGTATTATAAAGGCAATACGCATGTTATTTATAAGTTAAGTCCTCCGGCTCTTCTCATGTATAATTATATTGTGAATGAGTTAGGAATCCATACTGACCTTATTGTCTTAGAATCTGATTGTTATTGTAGCATTATGGAATGCTCTGATAAAACGTTTAGAAGGGCAATCTTAGAACTACTCGAAAAGAACATCATAGCCAGAAAGAAGGGTAGTAGTATAGAGTTCTTTGTGAATATTAATTATGTGTTTAATGGGTCTCGTCTGAAGCTAAAGGGTTAATCATACAGTTTAATCAATGCTTGTTCTGTTAGATATTCAGTAAGATAGCAGTACAGTTCTTCCGTATGTACGGTTAATGGTATCCTTCGGTCTCTTAACAAGTAATGAGTTACATGGGTTATCTCGTGCACCAGTATGCTTACAAATTCCCTGAAGTTGCCATTCTTGTTTTTTGCCAGTACGATAAACCCGCCAAGAAAATCTATTTTCCTTCCTTCGTTAGTGATGTGATCCCATCCTTTAATTGCCCTCTGGTCAAATTCTTTAAAGTTTTCTTCTCCTGCGAATCTTTTTATATGAACAGGAATTTCAGTCTCCGACAAATCGCACAGGAATAGAATATCTACCTTAAAAAGAGGTACTTCTACGTGAAAACTTTTCTTGTCATCCCAATTATTTTTCTTCTTTGTCATATTATGTTTTTTAAAAATTGCCTTATTTCACAGCACCCAAATAAAATTTATCTGGATGTTCGGTGTCTCATTACTGACTATGTAGCTATCACTGCTTATTCGTGCAATTTCTCAAAGGTAAAATAAAGTTAGATAAAAACTATATTCTTTAGTAAATATTGGTTAGATTTGTTCTAAATTAATTAGCAATGGAATTTCAATGGACTGATGAATTAGTGAAAGAAATGCTATACGCAAAACTACCACTACCACCGCATTACTTATGTAACGTGCAAAAACTTTTAGATGAGTTCAAGAAATCAAAGCAACCAAATAAAGAGTACGAAATTCTTTCTTACAAAGATAATTTCGCAATACATTCAGTTAAACGACTTTCCGATGGTGAGATTTTCACGGTTAGAGATAAATTAGATGTAGGAGATATTTCAAAGTTTTATTTAACTAATTGTGGAATGTCAGTAATCTGTAATGATACAGGATTTTTATTAAATGAGGTTAATAAGTCAAAAGCGCCCCTGTTTACAACAGAAGATGAAGTAGCAATAACAGACGAAAATCAAACTCTGTATGCAGTCTTAACTAAAGCGCAATGGGAAACAAGAGAAGATACGGTCAAACGTATGAACGAAAGAAGTCAATTTTCAAAACCTTTAAACTCTGCATGGAAATATTTTTCAACTGATGAAGCAAGATCATGTTATATAATCAGAAACAAGCCATTCCTAAGTTGGCATGAAATCTTCAATCTATTCAGGGATAATGGAAGTTCAACATCTAAGTTTTTAGATGCAGTCTATGAAAGATCAAAATCAAAAATATGAAGCCAATAACCAAAGAGGAAATACAAGCAATCCTTGACAGCGGAGTAACCAAGAATTTTATTGAGAAGAAATTAGGAATGGGGCAGGGGAGTATCGGTAAATTCCTGACAGGTAAATTAAATAATATCCCTGAAAAATATGTATCCGGTATCAGAAAGATTGGGAAAGATATTGTTATTACAAATGAGAAATTAATAGAAGGTTCTACCAAACTTTTAAAAGAATTGGATGAAAGAGAAATAAAATTGGATGGTATCATACCGGAAGTAAAATATCTCGATGAAAGAGAAGTAGTTAATACTAAAATAGGAGATGATGTAGTGTTTGATAATATACAGGATGCCTTAAACGCTGAGCCGACCTTGAGTGATGAATGTTCTATTACTCCTAAAGATATGGATGAAATAATGGAGCACTTAAACGCTACAATCAAACGTCCTAAAATCAATAAAGACCTTTTGCCATGAGATACTTCTGCATTATACTCGCCATTCTATCACTTGTTTCTTCTATTTTTCTTGTATTCATGGGAAAGTTTACCGCATCTGAAGTGTCATTCCTGACTTCAATTTTAGCTTTTGGAATAGATGATATTCTGGATGAATTAAGAAACAACGGGGAAGTAATTGTTAGAGACCCTAAAACCGGAAGATTTACTAAAAAATAACAAAAATGAATTTAAAGAATTTGTTTAGAAAAACAAAGCCCTGTTTACATGAGTGGGAATGCGCTGAAATACGTCAGGTAAAAGTTGAAAATGGGCAACTTGTTGGATTTAAAACAACAACACCGGAACTGCTTCAATGCAAGAAATGTGGTGAGACTAAAAGAACCTTTTAAAATAAAAAACATGAAACAAGAATTAATTGAAGGATCAGATTTTATTGTAAAACAATCAGAGGAAGTTGTAAAGCAACATTTTAAAGCCGGTGCAAGGAGATTAGCCCTTGAAAAGACGGTAGATATCAAATACGGTAGCACCTCAAGCTTAGAAATAGTTCTTGAAGATGCCGAAAAAATATATCAATGGCTAATTAAAGACATTTAAACTGATATATCAATGACAAAACTCTTTCAAATGTTATTTGAACTTATAAGATTCAAATATAGTTGCAATATTGAATATTTAAAAATTAAGGCTGAATTAGAGATATACGTTTATGCGCAGAAACAAAAATTATTCAACAAAAAATAAACTGATATATCAATGAAATACGAGCCATTCGATTTGTATGATTCAATAGAAACGGAATGCACAATTACCTGTTCAAGTTGTGGCAAACAAAGTAGTGTGCGTGGCGCAGAATCCGATAATGCAACCGATTTTTATTTTGCCGAAGGTTGGAGAGCAACAAAGAGCGGGAATGTTTATTGTCCTGAATGCGCTAAGAAAAAATTAAAACAAAAATAAAATGAGTTACGAATTAACCGGAAGATTAGTATTTAAAACAGAAACCCAACAGCGTACAGAGAAATTTAAAACACGCGAATTTGTAGTGGAAGTAACAGAGCAGGTAAAAGACAAGACCTACTCACAATTAATCAAATTACAGGCCTCCAATGAAAGAACAAGTGTACTGGACGATATTAATATCGGTGATGAAGTAAAAGTACACTTCAATTTAAGAGGGTCTAAATGGGAGAAAGACGGTAAAACGTCCTACTTTACTAATCTGGATGCCTGGAAGATTGAAAAACTAAACAGCGCCGCTAAAAAAGAAGAATTTATTACCGAAGCGGAGGTTGTGGAAGAACAGTCTGATTTGCCATTTTAAAATAAGACTATGAAATATTTTATTGACACAGAATTTATCGAAGGCTTTCACAAGCCTTTATTTGGAAAGAAAAGGCATTTTATTGATTTAATTTCTATTGGAATTGTATGTGAAGATGGAGGTTCTTATTATGCTATTTCAAATGAGTTTGATCTAAAGAAAGTTTGGAATAAGTACGACTTGGATTATGGTAGTGGCGACCAACGAAACTTACCACCAAGAAAGGTTTATTGGTTAAGAGATAATGTTTTGAAGCCAATATTTCAAGAATGGCTTTATAAAGGCCATAAAGAAGCAAATCTCGAATTACCGGATATTCCTAATGGTATTTTTAGTTATAAGAATTTCGAAAAGTTCTTAAAGAGGAACGGCAAGCCAAATAAAAAAATAGCAACAGAAATAATGCTATTTGTTTGGGCTGATGTATGGAGTGAATGGAATGGTGGCATCGATGAATTTATTTCAAGAGGAAAAAGAAACGGATGGGATACTGATTCGCCAATAGAGTTTTATGGTTATTTCGCTGATTATGATTGGGTTTTATTCTGTTCTCTATTTGGTAGGATGATTGATTTGCCAGAAGGATTTCCGATGTATTGTCGTGATCTCAAACAAATGTTTGACGAAGCTGTGTTCAAATATTGCCTCCAAGAACAACACCTCATTGAGGCAGCAGAAAAGAAGTTAAAACTACTCCCTAATTATCCAAAACAAACCAACGAGCACAATGCCTTATCAGATGCAAAGTGGAACTATGAACTGTATAAATTCCTAAAAACCCTGTAACCAATTAATCATTATAAAAACAAAACAATTATGTTAGAACAACCAATGGTCGAATCAAAAGACGTTCCTTCCGAAAAAACAGAACAAAAACAATTAACGTTCGGTGAAAAATTAGTAGGGTTAACCTTTAATCCTTCCAATGACGACAAGGTAAGTAAAGCAAAAAGACTTTGCTCTGATCTTGCTGACTTATTAAACGATGAAAACAATAGCAGGGAAACATCGCAATTTTCTCAAAGGTTATTTTCTCATGCTGTATGTGAAATACTTAACGCTCAAATGAACGTTGTGAAGTTTTTGACCTTAAAATATTAACCTTCTTTCGCTGCCGGATTTACTAATTTAAACTCTAACAACGTTTGTGATTTATTTTTGTGAAGCGGGAACCGGCAGTGAAGATATTGCACGAATAAGCAGAGCAATATATTTTGGACATATAATTGGTGGTTACATCCAGATAACTTTATAGGGATGCTGCGAAATAAGGCAATTTTTTAAAAATATTATGATAAGTAGAATAATAACTATTTGGTGCTTATTTTCTATTGCAGAGTGTATAATCGTATATAGAGGGCTTAAAAGAAAAGAAGCTAAATACATAATCAACAGTTCTATTTTCAGTGAGGAGTTTGTAATATTCGTATTATACCTTTCTGCTATTATAGCGGGGCCGATTATTTTTATTTGGAAGGTTCTAAAAGATTTGAAGATAATATAAATTTCTTAAAATCCTGTTTTGTCACGACCAGGTCGGTTTCTTTGTTCCGTAAAAACAAAGTGGTTGATCGGCCGTTAAGCGTTTGCCTAATGCGCCCCAAGAGCACCTTAGCAATAGGGTGCTTTTCTATAACTAAAAATCCTCCTTATTTATTGGTTTACTGTTTAATTTTGTTCTATGCAACAGTTAATACCAGAAGCAGCACTAACTACTCAAACAGGTGATCCGGTAACACCGCCTAAAGTGGATAATAAAATAAGACAGGCATGGAACGATTATGTTCAGTTTCTTCAACAAAAAGGTCTTAAAGGACACCCTTCACTCGATCACAACGGGTTAGGATTTAAAATGATTGACGAGTACCGCAAAGAACACCCCGATACACCACTAACCAAAGACATGATCGTTCCTATTCAACAGGACTTCGCTAACTACCGTAATTATGCTTTAAAACAAGTTCAGGATGGGAAGATGGGGTTTGGTCCGGGAACCAATAAAGATAATTTTCTGAAATCATTAAGTGTTGTTGATGGCATTCCCGGCCAAAGAACTACTTCATTTTCTTATCCTCAAAGTTACCTTGATTACAATGATAACGGGAAACACACTATTATAAATCAGGGTTACGCAACGGCCAAATAACCTCCGAGTATCATTTCGGTATTAATAAACCATTCTCCTTTAATAAATATCGCCCTGTCTGTCCAGAAAAACACCGTCTTATATTCGATTTGAATGTCACGTGAAACAGAAATAACGTCGGCTTTTTGTACCGCTTCTTTCTCTACTATGAAGTAAGATTTATTTATTTCTTCGGGTTGAGTTATTCTGATATGTTCTCCAAGAGGTGTCATAAATTTATTTCAAGTTCCTTACCTGTTAAAATGAAGATTAAATTTTGTAATTCATGCAAATAATTTAATCCTCTAAAATATTTTTTACCATTTTCATCTTTGAAATATTCATAGCAAAACCTGAATTTTGAAACCTTGCTTGAATCTGAAATTTCAAATTTACATTCTTCACCATCGAATAAGTAAATATTGTTATAGTGTCCACCGGTTCTATTAATAACAAACCCGCACTTCTCTAATATTTCAGGCGTTAAAGGAATTTGTTCATAATAACTCAAATCACGTAAGTCTTTCCAGTGCGCTATATATGTATAGCGACCTGCAACTTTAAACCAATTTCCGTATCTTATCTCTCTTGGTTTGACCATATAGCTAAATAGTTTACCAAATTTACGCCTATAACTATAAACTTCAAAATAAAATACTAAAAATGTTAGAATTTTGGTTCTAATGATACAGGCGGCGGAAAATTACATTCTTACAGAGATAGAAAAGAAATTTCAAGATAAGGATGGAGCCATAATCGTTGACACTACATGGCATCCCGAAGAGTACTCTACATTAGAAGGAACCGTAGTCATGCCGCCCGTAAGAGTTAAAAGTGACCTTCACAGGAAGATCACCGGCACTGTAAACAAAGGAGATAAGATTTTTTTTAGTTACAGCATCATTTTCGAGTACAAATTACAACCGGATAATGATACTCCTATCTATAAAAATCTGATTCTCTATGAAGGAAAAGAGTATTGGAAGGTAGCAATGGGAGAGGTTTTCTGCGTAGTAGGCGATGAGTTAAGAATGGTTACAGAAAACGTACTCTTAGAACCAATAGATGAAGAAACCGGCATCATAAAGGCGATGCCAAGTAACCTTAGCTGCAACGTGCGAGATGTTGTATGCTTTGAGCCAAGATTTGTTCAGAAATACAACATTTTCGGCAAGGAGCATTATATAATTCCAAGTCGCAGGGTGTTGGCTAAAGTTTAAATATGGATTTAAAAGTTTTTCACGACACAGTAAGGTACTTTCTCAATAAAGAACAGGGCGGATGGATTTCTGACCCCGAAATAGACAATCTTGCTGACCGTGCCCAGATGTGGTGGTTTGTTTCCTGCATCCCAATGTACGGGAAGAACCAAAAATCAACTGATCCGCTTTCTCCTTTCTCTGCTAAGCTTGATTTCACTACCGGAACTGACGGTATCATCACTCTTCCTACTGATCCTACCAAGAACCCGTGTTACGAAACACTTCCCACAGTATCAATCTCGTATTATGATGGCAGAACAAGATACAAGCCCGTAAAACTACTAAGTGAGGACGAAATAACCGAAAGAAGGGATTCACAAATACTCGCTCCCACTATTAACGACCCGGTAGGACTTGAATTACAGCCTGGAAAGATTCAACTCTACCCGGAAGCTGCCATGACAGGATATGTTTATTACCTAAGACGGCCTTTGGTTCCGGTTTATGCCTTTACAGGATCAGGAAGGAGTAAAACTTACAACCAGACAGATTCGGTACAACTTGAATGGTCTGAATCCTCCATTAATAAGATTCTAATTAAGACATTACAGCTTGCCGGAGTACCTATGAACGATGAAATGCTAATCCAATTTACAGAACTTAAAAACTCCCAAGATATATAATGCTGGTAACCAAACAATATTTATACGAAACTATCGCTTCACTACTTGAAGGTGGATCCCCGAGCGCAGGAAAGAAGTTTGAGCCACGTATGATACAAGCGCACCTTCAGCAAGCAATCAATCGGAAATTAAAGACCGAATACGTTTCAGTAACTCTGCCAAGTGATGAAACTATCCCTGAGGGTTTAGTCCTTGCTTGTTATGATGAGCTACCCGTCGGTTCTTATAAGGGATTAAGCAGGGTACAACTCCCCGCAATGCCGATAAGTTTAAGACGAAATATGGGAGTGTTTTTTGTCGGGCCGGCCGCGTCTGGAAATTTACCTGTTCCGGTTATTGATCCGGTAACGATTGTAACCATTGAAAGCGTGATAGGTTCGAGCGTAGTAATCAAGGGAACTACAGAGGTTGTAGTAGGTCTTTCAGCAGGAAGCACAACTATTTCAAGTAATGCGTTTCTCAATCAGGACGTAAATATTATTCGTGGCAACGTGCCTATCCCTGGTATCGATCCTTTGGACGGCAGTAATTTCTTCACCAAAGTTACCGCTTCTACATTAATCACTTTAAATACTCCACTGGTAGCAGGAGAGTACCTAAAAATACAAACCGTATGACAGTACTCGAACAATATATACCACTACAAAACGGACAAGCGGCTTTTATTAAGGAACAGAACTTAATAAACAATCTTTTAGGATTCGTGGGGTATGAAGTGAGAGACGGGTATGTAGTCTTTACCGAGGACATCACCGACCCGCAGGGCAGGAATGTTAATTCAGTTGATATGCAGTTGATCGTTATGGACATCGATAAATACGGAGATTTCGACATACTTCCTTTGACGGCTGATATGGCAGCACAGGTAGTAGCCGAAGTAGTTTCCTTATTAATGCCAACACCGTACCCCGATACGAGAGTAGATTCGATTAGTGAAGAACCTTTAAATAAACGCGGATGAAATTTACATCATTAGATCAGGTAGTTAAAGGTTACCTCTTACAGAGAAGATACCCGATTCACTTTTATATTGACTTCCTTGTTTACGCCCAAAGGTGTTTTGAGGAGATTTCGTTCGATAGTATAGGGAATATCCGCACTAAAAAACTTCCGATCAACTCTTATTATTCTGCTACACTACCGGACGACTATATGGACTGGATAAAAGTAGGTGTAGAAAACGGCCAATTTGTAAAACCGCTAATTAACAGGCCGGGAATAAATAGATTAAATAACTTTTCAAGTGGAAATATCGTAGAGTTCGGACAGATTACCGCAGGAGCAAATTACCCAAATGGGGCTTATACTAACGTTCCCTTAACGGGAGGAACAGGAAGCGGTGCAACTGCTGACATAACAATCTCATTAGGCACAGTACCAATAGTGACGCTGGTTTCGCAAGGCTCTGGTTATACCGATGGAGATATTTTGAGTGCATCCAATACGGATTTAGGAGGTACCGGAACAGGATTCTCGGTAGTGGCTTCACTTAAAGTTCCCTTCCCGGCCGTAGGAAATGAGTTCACTTCTTCATGGCCGTGGTACGGGTTTACTGTTCAATGGAACGACAGATTAGAGTACACCGGAAAGAATTACGGAGCAAGGGTTGACCGCACCGACACGTTTTCGATCATCCCCGAAAGAAATGAGATTCAACTTCATAATGATATTAAAGCCACAAGCATTATTCTCGAATACATAAGCGATGGGAGCGAGATAGATAATGCCACCCAGATAACCCCTTATGCGAAGTCAACCTTAGAGGCTTATATGAACTGGAAACACAAGGAAAACGGACGAAGCTATGGCGAAGGAGAACGATTAAGAGCGCAAAGAGAGTTCGATCATCAACACCGCATATTAAGAGCCAGAATAAACCCATTAACAATACAGGATTTTAAAGCAGCCATTTATAGAAATACAAGTGGTGCACCAAAATAATTATGAAACATCCCGGATTCAAAAAAGTAGCAGCATCAATTTCAGCAAAGGAGCACGTGTCGCCGGTAATAGCCAGTGCTATTCTCGCTTCTGCAACAAGAAATGCCAGTGCGAAAGCAAAATCTAAGAATCATAATTTGAAGAAAGTTAAATAAAGCAGGAACTGGCTAAGCAGTTCGTAAATAGTATGAGTAAAAATAAATCAATGAAACTCCCTTCTAAAGTTCAAATCAAAGATGTTGTAAAGGTTGACTTTGAAAACGGAGCGCCCATGACTGCAACAGTAGTAGCAGTTCATTTTTATGAAGGGAAGATAAAGTATGACTTGAATTTATGGATCGGCGATTACAGTACCAGAATTTATAATATTGACAGTTGTTATGTAAAAAATGGATAGTTACCGCAAAATATTTAGTGAGGGCTTAAACGCTGATGATGACTTCTCGGTAATCTCGAAAGGTCAATGGGTGAACGCTTCCAATATCCGAACCTTTACTACGGATAGCGGCGCAACAGGTCGAGTAGAAAATGTTGGCGGCACTTCTTTGCTCTTTAACACACTTCCAACTGGAACAAACAGGTGTATTGGTGCGGTAGGTGACGATTCTAAGAAGTGGATTGTCTTTAAAAACTGGAACTCTAACGGGGATCATGGGATATATTGTTATTCAAAAGCGGACGCTACGACTTACACAGTTTTACTCAATGCCGACGTTACCGGAGGATTAAATTTCGACAAGTATTCGAGAATTGACAGTAATTGTAAGATAATCGGCGATCTTGAATACCTTACTGACAACAGAAATCAGCCACGAAGATTAAACCTCAAAGCAGCGATCAACGCGTATCAACCGGGAACTTTCGATGTTACTCCTTACACACTTCCTGTTAGTCAAAATGTCCTTTATTGGATTCGCAGACAGCCCGGACTACCACCAACAGCCGTTAAGTCAACCGAAGGAACCACTAATAACTTTATTAAAGATGAAGGGTTTTGGTTTTCTTACAGGTATATCTACCGGGATTATGAGACCTCAACTTTATCGGCTTGGTCAACACTTCAAAACTACAACACCAAAGACGATACGTTCGACACGATAACCGTTACTCTTCCTATCCTCGAAAAAATCGAGCAGGACGTTCAACAGATCGACCTTGTAGTGAAATTCACGAGTGGAATTTCATTCGTAGTTAAATCGTGGAATAAAGACATTGATTCCACAGCGATGACCGCTCACAATTCAGGAACAGCACTATCTTACGCGTTTCTAAATGACAAGACAGGAGTTGCCCTTGACGCGGCGTACAGTGTTAAGGAGTTCGATTCTCTTCCGATCTACGCAAAGACTATTGAACTGGCAAAGAACAGGTCTTTTATGGGAAATAACGTAATGGGGTATGATACTCCTAAAACTACGTCTCTTTCAGTAGAGGCTTCTTCTCAAAGCAGTAGCGGTGTCACCGGAAGGTGGGTGAAAATTGTTTACTCTGGGGGAACTCATTATTTTCTGGACTTGGGAAATTCTGGGTTCTTTGATGTTACCTCACAACCTAATCCTCTTCCTTACCCGACAACAGAAGATTACGTTTCAGGAATGACTTTCGTTGCTGCCGGCCCCGCTGACTTCGGCGTTTACGTTTCCTCTCACTACTTCGGTTGGGTGGGGGGCATCCAATATCCCGGCTACACGGCTTCGATTACAAGTGCGCCAACTCCTGCCGGACTGGTAGGGTTAAGGTGTTTTAAATCTGCCTCTTCTTATAAGGCTTCGATCTCGTTTCTCGACTTCGCGGGTAGAAAGTGTGGTATTCTGACTAACGATAGTCTAATAGTGAATATTCCGGGTATCTCTTATGATCACCTCGACTACACGACAGGGATTAATTGGTCTCTCGATAATACCAGTGCAGAAATCCCGATTTGGGCTTCTTATTATTCGATTAACGTCTCCAAGTGCCTTACTGTGAACTCCTTCATTCAACTAAGAGTTAAGGGTGCTTCGTATGTCACCAAAGATTCTACGGGAGCGTATCTTTATACAGCGACAACTTATGCCGCAGACCAAAGCGGGTGTGCTTTTGACTTGACTTATTTCGATCAGTATAACATTGGGTACACCTTTTCAGAAGGAGACATAGTGAGGGTATTTATGAGTGATGGCACAACCAAAGCTGAACTTAAAATTATCGGTACGGACGGAAAGTATGTTGTGACCGAACTGTTTAATTTGGGAACTCTTAACACGTCATCGGAGGCTTTACTTGAAATTTACACGCCTCACAAACAATCAACTACCGAACCAGAGTATGAAGTAGCCCAAATCTTCCCGATTAATAATGCGGGAACTTCCTCTCGGACTTATTCGACACTCGCAGGACAAATTCAGGGCGACGTAACGATCTTAAAACGAAACGATACCGTTGTAGATTACCTGACAGAGAATATGTCACCTTTGGACAAATTTTTCTTCGTATGGAATACCGATCACGGCAGACCCAACACAATAGACACGATAGGGCAACAGTCTCTCCCAGATAATGTAGCTTTCAGTGATGTACTCCTTCAGGGAACCAAAGTAAACGGTCTATCCTCATTTTCGGCTCTCAATGTAACCGACCTTGAAGCAGAAAACGGCGCTATCCAGAAGTTACAACTCTCCAATAAAGTACAAGCCGATGGTTCAGTGATGCTCGCAATCTGTGAGGACGAGACCGTCTCCATGTATCTCGGTGAACAAGAATTATTCGACACACAGGGAAGTGCTTTTATTGCTAAAGCTACGGGTGTTATTGGGTCTTTCAGGGCACTCAAAGGTTCTATGGGAACTTCTAATCCAGAGAGTGTATTCGAGTACAACGGACTGGTATTTTGGTGGGATATAAGAAACGGCTGCGCAGTACAGTACGCGGATAACGGGCTATTCCCGATTTCTACTAAGAAGTTTGTTCGTCCGGCTAACCTGTTCTCGAAGAAATTCTCGTCTCTTTCTGCCGCAGAGATTGAGGCTTTGGGGAGCAACCCTTTTATAATCGGGGGATTTGACCCCTATCATAAGGAAGTCTTATTCTCGATCCCTTCAACTGAAACACCACCCAAAGGTTACTTAACTGATTTCCCAGAAGTCGTGTACCCATACGACATTTACGACGGTGTGGGTAAGACTTTAGTCTATAAGAATCCCGCTGATATGTGGTTTGGGAGTATGAGTTTTCAGGCAGAGCAATTTGTAAGAATGGGTAATGACCTCTACTCGTTTAAGGATGGAGCGTTGTACATTCACAATCAAAACACGGCTACGTTCTACGGAGAACCTTTTAAATCGCAACTGATGTTCTCCGCTAATCCCGGAGCTATTCATACTTTCTACTCACTCGGACTGGAAAGTAATAAAACTCCTTCATGGGTACATTTAAGAACCGAAGATCCCTATACACAAAGTTCTGACCTTCCTTATCCGAATTACAGTGAGTTCGCCAGTAAGGAGGGAGTGATAGAAGCGAGAATACTAAGAGACAGATTTTCTCCGAACGTACTGGGGGAGTACGACGACAAACAATTAACCGGAGATTTCTTATTTGGGAAAGCGTTACTTGTGATGCTCGAATATGAATTCGTGACCGATCCGACTAAACTTCAATTAAGAATGATAGACGTAGGTAATAACGTAAGACTTGGAACCCTAATAAACAAATGATAGACGAAGCAGAAGCCATATTAGTTCAGTTACCAAAGGTTGAATGTCCTTTGAAGCACAGTTTTACACCAGGGCTGTACATAAGGGAAATTTTTATGCCGGCAGGTACATTACTGACTTCCAAGATACACAAAACCGAACACCCGTTTATTGTTTCTAAGGGGAAATTAAACGTATTTCTTAACGGTGAAATGCAGTACATAGAAGCACCTTATAAGGGAGTTACCAAGCCCGGAACCAGGAGAGTAATCTATATTCTCGAAGACTGTATATGGACAACCTTTCACCCACTCCCATACATCACAGGAGAAGAAAATAATTTAAGTGACGAAGACATTAAGAGGATCACCGACAGTATCGAAGCGCAGATCATAGAATTTCATGACAACCCATTATTAGATGAAGAAACCAAAATTAAACATAATTTATGCAACACAATTTCCTAAATAGAAAACAGATGACCTTCGTAGGCGTAGCAGCTGGAGTGTCAGCCGGCACAGGATTAATCAAACTTTTTAAAGGGTTGCATCAAGACCACTTAGCCAATAAAGTTCAAATACCGGAAGCGAGTTACGAAACCTCCCCTTACGCACAGAAGATGCTTGCAGAAGCTACCCGGCTGAAGAACTCGCAGATGCCCGGAATGAGTGCCGCTACCCAGAATATTTACGGTAATCAGGCTAACGCGATAGGATCAGTAGAACGGAACTCTACCAGTGGCACACAAGCCCTTGCGATGCTTGGAGCCATTCAGGGGAATACTAATCAAGCCTTTCAAGGTCTTTCTAATCAGCAGAACCAGTATGCCCAAAATCAGGAGCAAAATTATTATAACGCTAATCAGGGAATGATAAATGAAGGAGACAAAGTTTACGAAGACAGGGTAAGACAGCAACAACAGGCTATCGCAGAAAAGAACGCTCTAAGAGGTGCAGGAACTCAAAATTTCGGTGGGGGATTAAATGACCTGACGAATTCAGCGTTTTTAGCGTATCAAATGAAAAATAATCAAGGAAAATAAAATGCTAAAATGTTTAGAAAAACTAATATTTTTAGTTTAACTTAGGATAAAAATAACATTATGGAATTAGAAGAAATTTGGAAGGATGTAGTTGGGTATGAAGGTTATTACATGATTAGTTCTTTAGGTAGAGTAAAGTCACTACCTAAAACTTGGAATACAACACTTGCTGTGTTAACCACAAAAGAAAGGATATTAAAAACAAAGAATAATATCCCTAAAGGTAGAACAAGTGGATATTCAAGAATAACATTAACTACTGATTGCAATCCAAAGGATTTTGGTGTTCATAGATTAGTTGCAAGTGCCTTTATCCCTAACCCAGAGAATAAACCACAGGTGAACCACAAAAATGGGATAAAAACAGATAACAGAGTTGAAAATTTAGAATGGTGTACAAGAAGGGAAAACGGAATACATTCTTTTGATATTGGATTACATAAATACAAAGGTGAGAAGTGTAATTTCACAAAATTTAAGGAGGAACAAATAATTGAGATTTTGAGTTTAAAGGGAAGCGGTTTAACCCAAAGAGAAATAGGGGAAAGATTTGGCACTAAACAGGCGTATATATCTGATATTTTCTTAGGTAAAACATGGCGACATTTAAATAAAATAAAAAACACAACCAATGCCTAACGGATATTTAGATTACCACGGTGATGAAGCAACAGTCCTACCGTCAAACGAAAATGCTCTTTTGCATTTCTCTGACCAGTTTGCACAAATGGAGCGCCAGAGGCAAGCCGAGAGACTGGCACAACAAAAGGCCGATCAGGAAAGACGCTTACGGGTTCAAACCTACCTGGGAAACCGTTTAAATAGTAAGGACTTTGATACGAACGCAACCTATCAGGGAATCATCAACTCTAATCTGCAAGCTATTAATGATCAGGCCAACAAAGAATTGAATTCAGGTGTGCCGGAAGATCAGGTCATGGCACACATCAACGATAATTTAGTTCAGGCCAAAGCACACGCCCAAAATGTTCAGGAAGGAGACAAGAATATCGCCGCTTCACTTAGTGACTTAGCCAAGAAAAATCCCGGACTGGATATGGCAGCAATCGCCAGCATCGCCAAACACGATATGTCCTATAAAAAGGATGCAGAAGGTAATTATGTACTCAAATCACCGCAGGAAATTGACCCAAACCAGAATTACGTTGCGGACGCGTACCATAATCACTATGAGAACGCTTACACTACTGATGCTCAAAATTCAGCTACCTCACGATTATTTGACGCTCAAAAACTCCAGGATGAAGGAGAAGAACCTACTTATGATGCCAACCATAACCTCGTAACACCGGGTTATAAGGGGAAACTTTCTCCACTCGTAACAATTAAGAGAGACAACGGGAAAGTAGTCTATCAAAACGGTAAACCCGTAATAGAAGTGGCGGGAACATCTAATTATAGGATGCCCGATCAGGACACTGATTATGTGGATCAAAACGGTAATAAAGTTCCGGTAGTTTCTGACGACACCTTCAGACAGTATTACACGGGAGCACTCGGTTCAGGAATTGAAAAACAAGTCAAAGACCAGCTTAACACCCTTAACGCCGCAGGGTATCAGATTTCTCCCGACAGCCCTTATGCAGATATGCTCCGAAAAAACATTCTGTACCAGAACCTAAAAGGGGAAGCGGACAAAAGGTATAAATTCACTACCCCACAAGATAAGAGCGCCCAATTAAAGCACCAGGCATTCAGCGAAGGGTTGGCTAATGCGAGACTTGGGATAGCACAAGCCAATTTAGGACTTTCAAAAGAAAGAGTAGCGATCGCAAAAGACAAGGCGGATGCTAAAGATGACGGAATCGAGCCGTTAACAGATAAGTATGAGCAAAAAGGCGAAAGTGTGACAATACCTCTCACTGGGCAAACCATTAATTATATTGACGTAAACAAGATCGACAAAGGAGACTTACATACGATCACCAATAATAAATCTGGTATGACCGGAGACGACCCCAACAATGTAAAACCGTTCGATATTAACGGCAAGAAAGTCTATATTTATGATGACAACAACTGGTACGGAACTGATGCGGACGGTAATCCTAAATTAATCGACAAAGATGCTGCTTTTGAACGTCAATTAAAAGGTATCTCCAAAAGTAAAATGGGTATCAAAAAGACCGTAGTTCAGAAAGTTGTTGACAGAGTTAAGTCAATAGGAAATAAATTTAAGGGAACCAGCAATAAAATGTACTAATGCAAGTAGATAATCCCAAAGCAGCCAAACTTTATACAAATCTGATTAATGACGGCTATACTTCTAAGAACTTGGGAAGTATTGATGAGTTTTCTGCTGCATTGAGCGATCCTGTAAAAGCTGATAAAATCTATAACGGGTTAATAAGTGACGGCTATACCGAAGATAATTTAGGTTCACAGAAGGAATTTATGCAGACTTTTGCACAAGGAGGACAACCAAAAGGTTTTTCTGCTAAAATAAATCAGGGTGAACCTCAAAAACCGCTACCTTTTAATCAAGAACAACCAGAACAACCTGAACAACAACCCGAAAAGCCAACTATTGAGAATAACTTTGGCTTAAATCACGACCAGATTGCCCTTAATCAACAGTCAGTAAGCGACAACACTACGAACGTAGCGCCTAAAGAAGCGCTACAAGGAGAATACAATGAAGCTCACATACCAGAGTTTAACCAACAAAAAGCCGACTATAAAGAGAAGGTTCTTAAAGCTACTCCCGATGCGATCACTAACGCAGCTAAAAAATCCCTTCAAATAAAAGGTATAGACCCGAATAATGCGGCTCTACTTAATAAAGAAAAACAAAACTTTCAGGATCAAATATCAAGCGGAAACGCAGCAGTATCATTCGACAAGGATGGCAACCCCGGACTTGTGCAGACACCCGGACTATTCGGGAGCCTTTGGGATCATCTCAAAACAGGGGTAACTAACTTGAAAGATGCCAGAGATTTCAAGAATATGACCGACCAGGAAAGAGTAGATTACGCCAACAAGCATCCTCAAACTCCGTATATAGGAGTTAAACCAACACAGGCAGGATCGGTAGGTGCTTTAATTGGAGATATAGCACCCACAATGGGCAGGTATGCAGCCGGAGCCGCAGTAGGAGGGGCATTGAGCACCCTTGCGCCGGAAACCGGAGGACTATCTACATTAGCCCTTAAACCTGTGATGTCATTTGCTCTAAACGAGGGGGCTGACGCTAATATAAGCGGTATGAATGGAACCCTTCAAAGGTTCTACGCATTGAGGCAAAAAAATCCTCAAGGAGATCAGGTTGAACAAATGAAAGAAGCCCGAAACGGAGAAGATGTAGACCGTATGGCAGGTGTGGCAACAGCAGGACTTTTCTCTATGGTAGGAAACGGAGAATTAGGAAGTTCAGTAACAGGAAATATCTTAAAAAAGATAGCTTCTGTTCCTGTAAAGGATGCAGAAACTACCGCAGCCAGTGGAATATCAAAACTTGCGTCCAATGCGATCAACAGTGGATTAAGTTTAGGAGAGAAAACTTCAGTAGTTGAAGGAGCCAAAGACATAGGACATAACTTAGAAGGAGTAACTGATAAGAACGCTTCGAATATTGCTTCTGATATGGCGCAGGCTTTTGCCGAGAATGCACCATTAGGAACACTACTGGACGCAGGAATAGGAGTATTGTCAGGAGTAGTAAAAGCACCACCAATAATTAAAAGCGCCATCAAGTATGACCTGTTGACCAAAATAAAACCTGAAGTCTTTCAACAGGCACTTCAAAAAGGCTTGGACGGGGGCGCACTTACTCCCGACCAATATCAGAAGACGATCAGTAGTTTACAGGAGTTTGATAACGTACTAAAAACCGTTCCAGACTACTTGTCTGACGAATCTAAATCAAGCGTAGCCGGACTTATTTTAAAGAGAAACAGTTTAGAGCAGCAGAATGAAACATTAGACCCAACAGCCCGAAAGTTAAACCAACCTGAAATAGACGGAATCAACAACCAGATAAACGAAATTTACCGTACAGGCAAACCACTGGAAAACGAGATTAATCCGGCTACCGGAAAGACTTTTGAACCACCAACTTATGACGATGTAGCCCAACAACAGGTTAAGGATTTAGCCCAGAATATCGCAAAAGGGAGGAAGATAGAGAAACCAGAAGATATACAAACGCAAGCTAATTTTCCTGACCAGTTAAAGACAGAGTTGCAAAAACTTTCTGATGAAGAAAAATCTGCCGACGTTGTAGGAGAAAAACCAAAAACCGTAGTTCAGGATAATATTAAGAACTACTTGGTTTCACGTGAAACAAAAGATGAAGTAAATAGTATAAATAATTCAGAATCAGATAATTCAGAACAAAATAATGTTGAAAACCCTAAACCTACAAGTTCTCCAATTATTTCTGATAGAGAAGAACCTATCAATAAAGCAATAAGTAGTGTAGAGGAAACCGCTAAAGAGTTGAATGATAAGTATTTTGAAGATAAACGGATAGGTAAGCAAAAACAATTAGAACTAATTGATTTAATACCTAAAGAGCAAGTTGACAATCCAAATACAAATGGATTTTACAGGGTATCTAAAATGGATGAAAATTGGGTTTCTAAGCAGCCAAAAGAAGCGCAAGAAAATATCAAAAAGTTAAATGATATATTTAAAGAGAAAAACAGAGAAGATGTTATTTCCGAAGCCTACCACAAGGCAAAACAAGATGGAAGCAATCCTGAATTAGTAAAAGCAGTAGAGGATTTGTTAACACCAAAAGAACCAACACCAACAGAAGAGCAACCTTCCAGTAAACCAACAAATACCGAAGAAAATAATTCCACAGGAAAAGAAATAGAACCCCATAAAGAAGTAAAAGCAAATAAAAATATCGCCATTAAAGATGTTTTGCCTAAATATCCTGATCTGAAAGAAATGGAAGCTGGAATGCTTCATCAATTAGGCAAAAATGGCGAAGTTGATGCAGAGACTTTAGAAGATAAGAAGGGTTTAAAAGGAGTAGCTTATAGCAAATTGTATGATAATGGCTATCTTGAAATTCCTGATGATTTCAGTAATAATAATTATGTGGTATCAGAAAAAGGTAAAAAATTCATAGATAATGTTGACGCAAGATTAGATACCAGAAAAAGTGTCAAAGCAGGAACAGATTTATTCCCTGAAGAAGCAAATATTCCTGAATTTAAACTTAATAAATCACAAATAAGAATTGCAAAAGAGAAAATACCAAAGAAGGTCGCCGACCGGGCCGTACAAGAAGGAATTACACTTGATAATATTGATGACTTCAAACATTTATTTAATGAAGCCGGGTTAACCCCTGAAGATTTTAAAAACGTAAAAGAAGATTTAAATGGACATATTACAGAACCAACAGCAACAGGACAACAGGGTGCTGGCAATGGTAAAACTGATGAATCTGGTACAGAAATCCAGAAAGATAAGATCACAGAAACTAAAAATCCCTCACCAGAAAAAGCCGGGGATTTACAACCAGAAGCCGAAAAAAATATCGGGAAGACAGCCTTTGCGCGCTCCAATTCTTACTCCGCCTACAGAGAACTCCACCCCAGCGAATCCGTAGAAGACTATAATAAATTACGGTCTTCAGATGTAGAAATACCTACTAAAGATTTAAGGGAGTTGAGTAAAAAGTATGTCAAGGAACAAACCGGCAGTATAGAATCTGCTAAAAATGAACATTATGAAGAAATTGCGGGTTCTAAACCAAATAAAAATACCGGAAGAATAGCGGTTGATCCGATAATAGGGGAGGTGAAAGACCTTTCTAAAATATTAAGAGAGTTCACTACATCTGTTAAACAAAAAGTCCTTAATGCAAAGCCAGGGAGACGTGGTGTGGCAGGAACTTACAATCCCGCTAATAAAGGGATTAAACTAAAGTATTCAGGCGACTTAGATACTACCGCTCATGAGATCGGGCACATGATTGATGACCAACATTCTATAATACCGGAGATCATTAATAACCCTGAAGCATTAAAAGAACTTCCTTATTTTATGGATTCTCCCGCAGCAAGTAAACCACCAAAAGAACATCCTAACCCTACAAGATACAAACAAAATGAAGGATTCGCAGAGTGGCTTAGAGCGTTCATAGTCAATCCTAAAGAAGCCATAAATAAAGCGCCGGGAATTTACAAGATTTATACAAGCGAAGTGGATTCTAAAATGCAACTTGCTATACAAACCTTATCAGATGACATTAGATCGTGGGCTGGCGCAACTGGTCGCGATCAGGTTCTTTCCAATATCGAATTCAAGCCCGAAGAAGCACACGGGTTAATTAAGAAGATATTCAGTGAAGATACCGGAAATTTCACGGTTAGCTTCGCGGATAAAATGGCTGCGCAATTCACCAAACCATTACGGGCTTTTGAAAAAGCTTTTGATTTCGCTAAAGGTATAAAAGGAATTGATGACGTGCTGCCGGAGAACGACCCGGTAATTCTTTCCAGACTATTACTCGGAATCGATGGCAAGTTTGGAGAAATTATTAAGAATGGAATGATCAATTCCAAAAATGAGATACTGAAAACTGGAGACGGCAAAGTAAAGAATCTCGAATGGTTATTGGAACCACTTGATAATAGCGATATGAAAAGTATCGAAAATGACCTCAAAGATGTAGTCGCTTATATGACAGCCGAACGTACCGTAGAATTAAGAGGGAGATTTGACAGAGCCAGTATCATTTCAGGAATTGGCGGGGGTATTTATCGCGATGTCGATGTAGCAAAGAAAGCCCTCGAAGAATTTAAAACAGGAGATCCAAACAGACTTGAAAGGATTGAAGAAGCCGCGAGCCGTTATCGTGAGTTCGCCGATGACGTACTAAAATATATGAGAGATAAAGGGAGACTATCAAAAGAACAGTATGAGGCAATAAAAAAAGATAATCTTCAGTATGTAGCAATGAAGAGAATCTTTGAATCGGAGCCCGGAACAGAATTAACCGTCGTTGGAGGCAAAGGAGGTAAGATGGCATCCGTAACGAACCCGATTAATAAGATTAAAGGGTCAACTAAAAAGATCACCAACCCATACACTTCATTACTCGAAAGCGTTTATACTTCGGTTCGTGAAGCAGACAGAAATGAAGTACTAAAAGCATTCCGGGATATGCTGGTAGAAACAAGAGGTATGAATGAAGGGCCGGTGAAGAATTTTGCAGATATAGGAGTTATAGGAAAAGAAGGAGATAAAAATGCGATTAAAATATTCATTAACGGGAAGCCTGAAAATTGGCTTTTCCAACAAGATATTTACAAAGCTCTAAAAGGATTAGATCACGATGGATGGAAACTGCCACCTTTTATTCGGGTTCTTCCGGCACTACTTCGCAATACCGTAACCATGTTCCCGACTTTTGCGGCCAGAAATATCGTTAGAGATACACAGGATAGGATAATTAAATCGAATGCCTCCAATCTAAAAGACTTATTTGGAGATAAACAACACTGGAATGATGTAGCAAGAGCTGGAGGGTTAAATGCCGGGTTCTACGTGAAAGACCGTGCCCACTATTACGGACTGTTAGAAACCACAATGGATGATTTATCTAAGAATAAAAAATTCATTCTTGCCGACCCTGTCCGTTTAAAAGAAGTTTGGGAAAGATATGAAGGACTGTTACAGAAGTCAGAAACTGTAAACCGTGTCGCAGAATACAGGGGAAGATTCAGAAAAGCAAAGAAGGAAGGTATGGACGACTACAATGCGATGCTCTATTCAGCGTATCATGCGAGAGATTTAGTGGATTTTGCTGTGGCGGGCCATTTTATGAAAATAGTCAATCAGATTGTACCTTTTAGTAATGCTGCCGTACAAGGTATTAGGTCAGGAATAGTAAAGATGAAAGAAAATCCTGCCGGATTTGCCGCGAGAATGGCAATATACTCTATTCTTCCTAATGCTGCGTTGTGGTACTGGAATCACCGAAATAAAGAAGATGGAGACGAGTATGAAAGTTTACCGCGATACCAAAGAGATTTATATTGGAATGCTAAAATTGGTGACAATAAATGGCTATCAGTTCCCAAACCTTACGAATTATCATTAATGGGAGCAGGAATCGACAGATTACTAAGTAAAATTCAATATGGTGAAGAAAATGCTTTTGATGGATATGCGGGCACACTTTATCAAACATTGATGCCTGTAGATGACGCTAATTTTGGTGCTCCGTTAACGCCAATAGTCGAGGGTGTAACTAACCATGATTTTTTTAGAGACAAGACGATTATCCCTGCAAATGAAGACGGGCTGAATCTGGCTTTACGACATACTGAAACAGCTTCAAGATTAGGACAATTACTACAAAAAGCGACCGGAATAGATGGGAGACAAATAGATCACTTCATTAGAGGTCAATTCTCTTATGTAGGAAATGCGGCAATTAAATTATCTGACATAGGAAAGGATGACAGTAAAAATGAATTCAACCTTACCGATCTGGGATTCTTTAAACAATCTCCCGCCTACAACTCTACTCCGGTACAGGATATGTTGAAATTTGCAGAGGAATGGAACTTGAAGACAAGCAGGGATTACAAAGACTTCTCAAAAGAGGCCAGAAATTATTTCGATAAAAAAACAGATGCCGAAAAAGATGCCGCTGCAAAGCCTTTAGTTGAACACGCGAAACTCCTTTTAATGAAGTGGAAACGTGAGGGTATCGACCAACAGAAAATCGACAAATTTAATTCAAAAAATAAAAAATAGTATATTCGTTTCCTCAATAACTAATTATGCAGGTTTCGCATGACGAATATCTACGTGCCAAAAGAGTACAAAGAGTTGCAGGCGCTCTCGTTTTTATAACTGTTTATATTTTACCTGTTGTTGTGCTATTTATTCTCAAAAGGATGATCCCGGAATATGCGGTAGGATTGAGTATATTAGCGTGGATTTTATTAATTATTTCTTTAGCTCCACTCGGTGCGTTTGACACACTCGAAGAATGTAGTGAAATAATGAAGAAGTATAAGAATGGATATTAATAATTTAACCGGTTTTCCAAATCATCAATTCTGCTTTCCAGGTCATCATTACTGCTTTCTACTTGCTCAAACCTATCTTGTAAATCTGTATTCTCGTTTTGTAAGTAGTTTATTTTATTTTCTAACTCATTGGTGAATGTTTCTTGTTTCTTGAACTGTGTTTTAAGTTGACTTATTTGTACTTGATACCACACGAACAAGGAAATAAAAAATAGTATTAATAATATTGGCTTAAATATTTTCATAAGCAATGTTGATACTCCAAATATAATATTTAACGAAGTAATGTTAAAAATAGTACCTTAACTTTTAAATAACCTTCTTTTATGAAAAAAATTTTATCCTCTCTTCTTATTGTTTTTTATATTTTTCTATCTTCCTGTAGTGCACAAACCAAAGATAGTACTACTATGGTTTATATATGCAAGAGTAACACAGCCCGTGTTTACCATTCCTCCAAATCTTGCAAGGGATTGGAAAATTGCACACACGAGATTATTAAGGTTTCCCTAAGCGATGCAATAAATAAATACCACAGAAGGGCGTGTAAAATTTGTGAGTGATTATGCAAATTCCCGTAAAGAAACCTTGTGAGTATAGTAGATGCAGTTTTCTACCAATCGTATTTTAGTGAGGACTTTTCTTCTTAAAAGTACGTCGGGGTAATCTGTATTGATAATGTTCCATACCTCTTCTTTTAAAAAGTCGTACAGGGTTTGTTTGATCTTTAATTCCTCGATCATTTGTTTGTCAGAGAAACCGTAGTTAGTTCCCGTGTGGATGAAGACCATAATTCCCCACTGATCGTTCCTTAACCCCTGCTCTGCATTCTCGTTAGTGTAGTACTTACTGATTCTTCTTCCACCTCTTCCTGTCTGGAAGATAAATTGTTTTCTAAAACATTGGATAAAGTTCTCAAAAGTCATTATTTCAATAGTCTAATAAACTTCTTGATGGCGTTTTTCTTATTGAGTGCCACTACATACAAGGCTCCCTTCTCCATTATTAATCTCTTTTGCGCTTTCATTTCCTCACCATTTCTAAAAGCAATACTCGTTTTCACATAATCATTCTCTCCTATAATGGAGATTTTCTTGTCTAAATACTTAAATACTGACTGCCCCGGATTTAATTTCATCGAAGCGATATAGCGGTCTTTCTCACGAACTCCTTTGGCTTCGTGCTGATCTACTGGGGCAATATCGTGATCCAGTCCTTTCATTTTTTCATCCAGACATTTTCTTCTTTAAGGATCAGGTAATCTTCTTCTTCGAGGGTAATAGGAGTAGCATCTTCCTGATCGAATAGAACTGTTTCACCGACTTTCACAGCCATAGGAACGCCAGGTTTCCCTTCGCCTACATTTATTACGATTCCCTGTTTTTTATTGGAAGAAGTATCCGGGATAAAAAGACCTCCTAATGATTGTTCAGAGGATATTGGTTTAATTAAAATTTTATCCCGGAAGGATTGCCACATGCTATAACTATAAACTTTAGTAGTTAGATAAAGTAAATTCTAATTTTGTTAGTAAACGGTACTGTAAAAATAATCATTTATTTAGTATTACCAAATTTTTTAGTCATATTTATGTCTTATACGTGGAAAAGTTTTAAAGATTGCAAATACAATCCTTTAGGAGCAGATTTATTCAACCAAAACGAGCGATTGGAAGAACTTGTAAAAGGAAAGGTTCGGTTTACTAAAGGAGAATGGGAGAAGTTAGTGAAGTATATTATTGCCAATTACGATCCTGCAAGCCCTTTAATAAAGGACTACTCACTATTGCCAAAAAGAAAGCAGGTAGCAGCGGAGCTTGCAGGGTTTGATTTGATTAAAGACGATAAACTGCTTCAGGATATTTACTCATGTCAGAATGAAGAGTTTACAGAAGTTGTAAATGATTACCTGAAAGAGTATGGAGATAACAGATTATGGGCAATGATAGTTAGTTCCCTGCAACTGTTTTGGGAATTTAATTTAAGAATTTTTACTCCTATCAAAGAAGATAAAGACAAAGATTTGGTTGCTGCCGTGAACATGAAAAGCAAGATGTCAGAAGAGCTTGAAAAAATACACGAAAGAATAGAGAGGCTGACAAAACAATTTTACGGCGATGATGAGTTACAGGAAGCCACTAAAAGAATACGAAAAACACCTGAATCCATTGCAGGCTTATGATAAATACTAAAAAATGTTTCATCCGATACCTAAAGGCAGCGTAGAATCTATTTATGGATATGATTGTCAGCTTCCGCCAGTAGGCTGGGGGAAGAACTGTATAACCGGTGAATTAGAGCATATCGGCGTTCATCAATGCTCTACTAAAAGGAATGAGCAAATCTGGTTTAGAACCGGACTCCCGAAAGATTATGAAAAAAGAGAAAAAAAAGAGCTTCAAAACCAAAAAATAGACGAAGAATATGTTGATGAATATTTAGAAAAAATAAGAGAAGAGCACTGGAAATACAGGTTATGTGGATACTGGATTATGATAGACGGTGTTGAAACTTACCTGACAGGGCTACACTGGTTTTACCTTAACTGGATTCAGATAGATATAGGATTTCCACACTACAGGGATAACGACAGAAAATCATTTTATGTTTGGAGATACTGTGAAGAAGACCCTTGTTGTGGCGGACTATTAAGTGTTGACAGGAGACGTGCCGGAAAGACATATAAGTTAGGCACAATGCTTCTTGAATACATTTCAAGAACCAAAAACGCTAATGCAGGTATTCAGAGTAAAACAGGGCCGGACGCTAAAGCCGTGTTTCAAAAGGCCGTTGTTAACCCTTTTAAAAAACTTCCTTCATTTTTCAGACCTGTGTTTGATACAGCAAGCGGTGTAACTCCAACAACCACATTAAGATTCACTAAAACAACAAAGAAAGGTAAGGGAGCATTGGACGACCTTGACAAACCCGAACTTGACAGCTTTATTGACTGGAAAAGTTCAGAACTATTTGCTATGGATGGAAGAAAAGAAATGAGGCATGGCGAGGACGAAGTGGGGAAAACCCAGGAAGTGGACGTTTATGAAAGGTGGCAGGTGAACAGGTTTTGCTTAGACCAAGACGGCGAATGGGTGGGTAAAGGATGGCTTAGTACGACAGTGGAAGAAATGGAGAATGGAGGAGCAGCCTTTAAAAGATTGTGGGACGCTTCCGACCCAAATATCAAAGATAAGAATGGCAGAACACAGTCTGGTTTATACCGATTGTTTATGCCCGCATTCGAGACGACCCTATTTGATAAGTTTGGCAAACCAAGAATTGAGGAGGCGAAAGTTTATTATTTAAACCAACGGGAAGGACTAAAGAATGATCCAAGAGCCTTATCCTCAATAATCCGAAAAAACCCATTTACAGAGCATGAGATGTTCCGTATTGACGGAGATAAATGTTTGTATAATTCAGAACTTCTAAACGACCAGTTAGACGCTTTAAACTGGATGGAAAATACCACAGAAAGGGGGGATCTTGTTTGGGAAAATGGGGTTAGGGATAGTAAAGTAATTTGGAAAAAGCACAGCCAGGGACGGTGGGAAATCTGTTGGATGCCGGACGAAACAAATAATGTAGCGAAGGTTGGTAATATGCTTAAGCCGCTTAATACTGCGAAGATTGTCGCAGGTGGTGACACATTTAGCCATAATATAGTAAAAGATTCAAGACGCTCTGATGGGGCTTTAGTGGTTAAATTAAAGTTTGATGTTAATACAGACAACCCCTACAATGATTCGTTTGTTTGTCTTTATAAGTACCGTGCAGAATCTACAACGATCCAATATGAAGATATGCTTAAAACCGCTGTATTTTACGGTTGCCAGATTTTATTTGAGAGTAATAAAAATAGTTGGAGAGACTACTTTGTTGGTCGGGGGTATGAAGGATTTTTAATGAAACTAAAAGCGTATCCTGATTATGGAATACCAGCCAACCCAAAGACACACGAACTGCTTGCAGAAGTTACCGAAGAACACATCTTGCAAAACAGTAAAAAAGTCTTTTTCAAACCAATACTAACAGATTGGTTGCATTTTGACATTAATAATACCACCGCCTTTGATACTGCAATGGCAGCAGGTTACGCCTTAATAGCTGACAACAAGATATGGCAGATGAAAAAAGAACCTCAAATACGAAAACTATCTGATTACGGATTCAAAAAAACCAAAATAGCATGACACCTTTAGCTTTCCCCGATCATAACCAAGACCCAAGACTGAAACTACTGAAACCTTTCCATTTGCAGTTCGCAAAAGCAGCGTGGCAAAGCTGGCAAATAGGTATGCCAGTAGGGAGTATTTTTATGGCTAAGACCGCAGAATACGAAGAAGAGTTAGCCTACTCGATGGGTCGCCAAAGTATCGACAAGCACAAAAAAGAATTACTCCCCGAAGATGAGAATGATGAATCCTTTACTAAGATTAGCTGGGAAGGAAGACAGGACGGAGTGGTTCTCTTAAATATCGCCAAATCTAAATTAAAAAAAGCCCTCTATAACATTTTGTGCACTCCGATCAACCCGACAGCCAAAGATGCACAAGACGCAGAGTACCGCAAACAAAAAGTAAAGATAATGATGCGACAGGCTGCGCAGCAGTCAGCACCGGAACTCTCCGATCACCCCTTACTTAAAAAGATGCCCGGCGAAGCGGACGACCTCGAAGAACTTCAGATGGAAATAGACTTCAATCCCAAGTTCGTCAGGGCTAAGGACACCGAGGAAGCGATTCAACTTGTCTTCTATGAGAATGAAATGGATAAAATTCTCGATCAGGTAGCTGATGACTTGATTAATCACGGAGCAGCCATTGTAGAGAATAATCTCGATGAAAACAATAAAGTGGTTCTTGAAAGAGTACCCCTTAATCAGTTCGCTTGTTCAAAGACCAATCAACCGGATTTTAGTGATATTACGTGGTACTTCAGAGTAAGGAGTACGACGTTAAGCGATCTAAGTAAATACTTTGAACCGGATGAGATCACTAAATTACTTCACCAGGTACAGGGAACCAACGGTAATCCCACTAATTTAGGAGTGAACACCTACGAAAATAACGGGTACGACATCTTTAAGGCCGACGTGATGCATCTTCGTTTCATCTCGTGGGATAAGAGAGTAACTGAAACCAACAAGGATAAAAACGGCAATCTAAGGGTAAGTAAGGCCAAACCCTCTACTCCCGATAAGATAAAGGGAGATACCCAATTTGTAGGAAAGACCATCCAGAATATTTACGAGTGTAAATGGGTAGTGGGAACTGACCTAATTTATAATTTTGGTAAGATGCCTAATATGCCCCGCAGTGTAAACGTGGCTACAATGGGTAAAACGAAACTCCCTGTAAGTGTGATAGCCTCCAACTTCGCTAATATGAGGTGTTCAGGACTGGTAGGAGCCATGAAATCGATCATAGACGACATCAACACTTCCACTTTTAAGGGAAGAATGTTCAAAAATAGAATGGTTCCCAAAGGATTTGATATAGACCTGAACGCACTCGAAAACGTAGCAATGGGTAAAGGAGGAAAAGTTCTCACTCCCAAAGAAGTAGTGGATATGTTTTTTGAAACAGGGGTCTTAGTAAGCAGGAGAAGCGGAACAGGATTCGACAGCCAGGCTAATTACAGAGCTATACAGGAAATCTCCAATAGTATGGCTGATGATCTTGTAGCCCTTGCTAACGATATTCAGGCATCCAAACAAGCCCTTCGTGATATAAGCGGACTAAACGAGTTGACAGACGGCAGCACTCCTAATCCGAAGACACTTACTACTATTGCTAACCTTGCCAATGAGAGCACTAATAACGCTCTTTATCCTTATATCAACGCCCGAAGAAACCTGATAGAAAGTGTAGCCAAAGCCACCGTACAGAGACTTCAGGTAGCCAAAAAACGTGGAAATTATGACGGCTATAATAAGGCTGCGGGCAGATGGATCACCGTACCGGATTCTATTAATGATTTCGACTACGATATTATGATCGAAGACCGCCCTTCAGATGAACAAAAACAAATCATCTACCAGTTAATGACCGATGACATCAAGAACGGTTATATAAGCCACGCAGACGTTGTTCAGATTATTTACTCGAACAACTTAAAAGACGCGGCTATCCTATTAAGTTACAAGGTAGAAAAAGGCAAACAACAACAACAGCAACAGGCTTTACAGAATACCCAAGCTACTGCACAATCCCAAATCCAGAGTAACATAGCAGCCGAACAACTTAAAGATCAAATGGCCGATAAGCAAGCTAAACGCCAAATGGAGATTGACGATAATATGCAAGCATGGAACTATATGATAGCGAAGTTAAAAGTAAGTCAGGCAGATGCGGCAGTAGATAAACAAGCTATTACGGATATATTGACTTCGGGAGTGCCGATACCACAAGTACCACAACAAAACGAAGCCACACAGCAACCAGAAGTACAGCAACCAGCCCAATTACCGCAATAAATTTAGTTATAGAAGCCTGTATAACTATAAATATTAGCAAGTAATACTAAATTAATTAGAATTTTGTTTTATGGACAAAGACACAGACGAGGATGTACGTCCAGATGACGAATCACCAACAAAATAATTTATGGCAGAAGAAACAGTAGAAGCCCCAGTAAGAAATTACGGATATATGGAAGATGCCAATTCTCCGGTAGAAGTTCCAGAGCAACCAAAGCCAGAACAACCAGAACAGAAACCGGAGGAGCCGGCACTTCAAGAACAGGAACCTAAACCGGAAGCGAAGCAGGATCCGAAGCCTGAACAAACACCAGAAGCGAAGCCAGAAGAAAAACCGGCAGAAGTTACAGCGGTGGACTGGAAAGCAGCCCTAAAGACAGCCGATAAGTACGAGGCTCTAAAAGAACTGGGGTACGACGACTTTACCATAGGGATGCTCAAATATAAGGAGCAGACCGGCGATTACACTCCGTATCTCGAAGTAAAGACGGTGGATTACACGAAGATGACACCGGAGCAACTGCTTAAACTCGACATTAAAAGGCAGAACCCGGAAATGAATGAGAGGGCACTGAACTTTAAGATCAACAAAGAACTAAATGAAAAATATTATCTAAACCGCGAGGACTACCCCGAAGATAGCGACGAGGCTATTTACGGACAGGAACAACTCCGTTTAGATGGTGAGAATAAACGTAAGGCGTTCATTGAAGAACAGAACAAATTTAAAGCACCGGAGCCTCAACCCGATCTCGATGCAACGAAAAGGGATGCTGAATTGCAACAGCAGAGAGCTGCGCTGGGTGAACTCGTTATGAATAACGAAGCTACCAAAAGTTTACAAACGTCCAAAAGTGTTGTTTTTGGGGAGGGCGAAGCAAGTTTTAACTACCCGACAGACACACAGGCGCTCGTAGATTCCGCTTTAAACACGATCCTTAATTCAGGGAGAACAGACCTTACCGGGGTGGATATGAATGTGTTCTACCAGACACTTGCCTTTGGAGCCGATCCAAAGGGGTTTATGGAGGCGTACTCAAATCACCTTTCAGCAGTAGCCAAAAGTAAGTTACAGAAGGAGCTTGGGAACATCACACCGATTGAGGGTGGAGACCCCATAACACCTGCACCCGTAACAAAAGATTACAGCTACAAAACACGGTAATTCAATTTTTAATTAACTAATTTTTTTATAATGCAAACAGGAACAACAACCAAACAGTTTGTCACAGGGATTGCCTTTTTGGACACCCGCGAGATAAACAAAAACATCATTGATGTTGCCAATGAGACCGGCTTTGACGATCTCATGCAGATCATCGAAGGGTACAAACCCACCGAACAACCCAATTATCATCACTTTGTTGATGAAGACTTATTCCAGATTCTGGTTTTCGACACATCAGGTGTAACCGGATCAGGAACCGCAACCCTAACAGTGACCATCACTACAACAGGTTATGCCCGCCAGGACATGAAACTGAAATTCTCCAACGGTAAAGTAGGTAAAATCAGCTCTGCGATCACTACTGCTTCCGGTAAGGACAGTTTCACTATTAAATCAGTGGACGGCTCTAACCTGACTGCCGTAGCAGGGGATAAAGTAGTTTCTATGGGTATCACTACCGGGGAGGGTTCAGACGAAGTAACCTCTATGACTTACGGTGCTACCAAGTACTTCAACTTAGTGGAGCACATGAAAGACAAAACCGAAATCACTGACATTCAGGAAATGGCTAAGATCGAAGTAGGTACAGGCTATGAAGCCTACCGCCAGGCAGTAAACCAGGCTCAATCCTTTAAGACTGAAATTTCCGCTACTTTAGTGGGTGGTGTGAAATCTGTCAACGAGTACGGTACAGCTTCTCCGACCTTAACTGATGCTAACGGTAACAGCACACAGACTACCGGCGGTCTTGACGGTGAGATCGGCGCTTACGGTGTAGTAGGTGCAGTAGCAACTAACGGAACTTACTTACTAAGCGACGTTGACACTTTACTCGATCAATTACTGGCAGTTAAATCTCCTTCCAATTACTTGCAGCTTTGCCCGGACAGTGCCAAACGTAAATCAGATACCATGTGGAAAAATATGGGATCAAGTGGTATCACTTCTGCCAAATTAAACTTTGACGGAAAGGAAATCGACTACAATGTGGACACTGTAACTTACGGTAAATTCTCACTCGAATACGGCAAACTCGCTCTTTTGGATCACCCGCAGAAATTTAATTTTTCCGGCGCTTCTGCAATCGGTAAAACTATCTACGGTATTCCTAAAGACAAAGTAAAAGTACAGGTAGGCCCCGGCGGACAAGGCGGTGTAGAGCGCAGGGTAGGTGTTCGTTATATGCCTAATCCTTATGCCAGCAAAAATCACGGTACAGCTTATGTGCGTGAGTGGTACACAGGAGCCAATAATGACGCTCCTACCAGCGGTAAAGAGGTAAAGACTTGTCACATCTCAACAACACAGGGTCTCGAAGCACTTGGAACCCGTCACATTTTCAAACAAAGAGTATTAGCATAACCCGATGGGCGGAGCAATCCGCCCTTTTTTAAACCCATTAATATGTTACAACAGTACGCAGGAAGCAGCTTAAATACGTTTTCAAAAGCTATCCAGGATTATCTTGATGAAAGACCTCTCCGTCCCGGAGAAACCGTAAAATACCGTTTATTAAACGGTACAAAAAATATTGATCCACAGCGTAGGAAAGGCGACGATATGTTATTCCCCGCCAGCATGGTAATTCACCTTAGAGACCGGATTAAAGACCCCGGCAAAGGCGACGTGAAAGCCGGAATTGTAGAGATCGGTGCGGTAAGTCACTTTGACGACAAAACACAACTTCCGGTATTTAAGACACACATCCTTACTCCTCAAAGGGGAGACGGCGGGTTCTTTATGTTGAGCGGTGACAGAATCGAAGACCTGGAGATGTACGAAGTACTTGAACTGAAGAACTGTAACGGCTCCAATCCTTTCAGGGATAGATCAGAACCACCTTTATATGAGAGGGTCAACGAAGCTGCCGAATCTAAAGTAAGAAGTAAGAAACGTAATTTCTTATTCGATAGTCTCGACGCTATTCGCCATTGGACACCGGACGAATTGAGATTTGCAGCAGCCTCTTACAATATTAGTGCGTCTCTTGACCCGGATGTCCTCAAAGACAAACTCGAAGAAATCGCAGAGAAAGATCCCGAAACCTTCTATAAATCTATTGAGAGCGACGACAACCAAATTAAAGCTGTTATCAAACTCGCCAAAGATGCCGGCATCATCTCATTTAGTGCTCACGAGTACAAGTGGATGGATGCCAGCGGCGAAACAATCGCTTTACTCGACAGAAGAGAAGGAGTGGACGAGAACGCCGCATTACTCCAGTTCTTAAAGACAAGCGTAAATGGGCCGGCCATACAAGGGAAACTTGAAAAATTATTAAAGAAAAAGCCATAAGACAGGTATTCTTACCTGGTTAGTGGGTTACATCCCCGAAAGGGGATGTTTTTAAAACAACTGAAATGAAGAGAGCTTTCTTATTAAGTGTTTTTTTATTGTGCGCTTCTTTTCTTTTTGCTCAATATCCTTCTAAGCAAACACTTGGTTCAGATTCGACACTTGTACAGTCTAAGGGAGCTTTAAAAGGACGGATCATTAACTGGTCTTATCCTGATACAGCGAGTGCTAATTTAGAAGAAATTAGCCATTATCCCGGAGCACAAATAACGGTTGGGCTTCATCTTTATATAAGAAGCCAAGATACCACACGCTGGAATATCAGCCAACAGGGATCTTCTAATGTTTCTATACTGAATGATTCCTCTATACTTGTATGCAATCTTAATGGATGTGACACATTTAAAGTCAGTGTACAACCTGCTAATTTCACGATTACAAGTGACACTACAATAAGAGTATGTGACGCATCCGGGGCCTGTGACACAGTTTACACTTCTCCAACTTCCTTTATCAAGTCTTTCGTTGATTCAGTCATCATCCATAACGGAGCAAATCTTGATACGCTCTACTATTATATTAACGGGAACGCAATCGTAGGAGGCTATATAGGGGGACGTTATTATAATAAGAATCAGATTGATTCCATATTTACTGTAACCCTTCAAAACTATTACACTCAAACACAAATAGATTCAATTAACACAGTAGGTAATAATGAATCCAATCACATCATCTCTGGTGGAGTGGTGACGTGGTCTGGAACCGGACTGACGTATTATATTTCGGGGTGCACTTATCTTATTGGGGGTGTGGTGTATAACTCTCCTGACACGACGATTACTCTTGACGCAGCGGACGCGACTAATCCGAGAATAGACCTGTTCGCAGTAGATACTCTTGGGAGGGCTTTAAAGATCACAGGAGTAGCGGCTTCCACACCTCTCACACCACAGGTTGACCCTAATTCACAACTTCCCCTAACTACGGGAATTTCACTTACTGCTAACGAGACCACTCCCACAGCGACCTCTATTCTAATCTACGACGAAAATGTAGAATGGACAACAGGGGGAACATCGACTACTAATTATAACAACACGACTAACCCGTATCACGGAACAAAGGACGCTCTCGTGTCTTATACGAAGAACCAAACTCTGACTTTTAGTGGAACCACCCAAACCGTTAACGGACAAGTATTGAGGGCTTTCATCTACCTTAATAACTCGAATTATAATTTTCAATTCCAGTTCTATAATGGAACTACGGCAGTCTCTAATCTGCTTACCTTGAATGGATTTGGGTTCAATCCAACCCTATATAATGTTTATCAGAATGTCTCTATTCCTCTGACAGCTTTCACGTGGTCTGGAACTTCATTCGATAAATTAGCCATCACTATGACCGGAAAGGGAGCGACTGGAACTTATTATCTTGATTACGTTTCTCTGGAAGGAGGCACACCGATACCTCCTCAAATCGACTACTCTAATAAGGTGGATTCCGTTAAAATGAGGAACGATTCGATCTTCTACGTGATTAAAGGCGTGTACTATTACTCTGGATTTAACGCGTATCAAAGGTCTCAAACTGATTCCATCACAGCCCAATTAAGAAGTGAGATAGTTTCCGCCGCAGGGGGTGGGGTGATTTCCTTTAACGGAAGAAACGGCGCGGTAGTACCCGATTCAACTGACTACTACGACTTTTATTATACCCGTCACCTGATAGATTCCCTTCTCGGATTAAAAGAGAACATTTCGGACGCTTTCAGTGGCTCATATAATGACCTCACCGACAAACCCGTTACCGTGACGAATTTAAGTCTCGGAACCGTCACTTCGACCTCACAAGCGATTAATAACTCCAACGGTACAGGGGTAGTGCTTCCGTCTGCGAGCATCACTACGGCGGGATTAATGACAGCGGGCGATAAAGTTTTAGTTAATACGATCTCTGGAAAGGTAAACTACACCGATACCGCTTCAATGCTTAGTCCATACCTAAGAAAGATAGACGCGTTTACTAAATCACAAGCTGACCTCTTATACAAACCAATTACCTATGTTCCTTCGTGGTCAGAGATCACCGGAAAACCCACGATTCCCGCAGCACAGATTCAAAGCGACTGGAACCAAACCGACAACGCACAGTTAGACTACATCAAGAATAAACCCACTATCCCGACTAATAATAATGAGTTAACTAATGGAGCAGGGTATATAACAGGGCTTGACACAATGAGCCTTATACATACTTACGATAGTACACTTTATACAACTCCTTACCAAAGCGGTCTAAAAGTTGATTCAGTTACAAGAATTTCAAACTCTTATTATTACTGGACAAAAGGAGTAAAACATCTTATTAGTTTGGCTACTGATTCCACCGCTTACCACACTATAGGACAAGCATCAGACTACTTTACCCTTA